TATAGCTTATCGGACGCAGCCGCATCATGACGCGTTCGGCTTCATTTGTCAAGATCGCCACGTCCCGCGTCTGTGCAAAAGCTGTTCGCCTTAGTTCGAAGCCTGGCTGCCGCTGACTTTGACGAGCATCACGGCGAACTCCGGCCGGAAGAGCGCCGCGAGGAGTTCGGTCGCCAGAGTTTCCGGGATCGCGCCCGGCTGGCCCGCGCGGCCGACCAGGTGGACCATCAGCTGATCGGGCGGCTTCACCACGAGCACGGCGAACGGCTGGAATTCGCCCAGGGTGGCGTCCTCGAGCTCGATCGTCATGCCGCCCTCTTCTTCTTGGCCGGCGCCGGCTTGACTTTTGCAGACGTGTGCGATTTCGGCTTCGCGGGCGTTTTGGCGACGGGCGGCGGCAGTTTGATCTTGGCGCGCTTCACGCAGGCCGCCAGCAGGCCCGGCCGGGGCGTCTCCCAGGTGCCAAAATACAGATCCTCGTCGGCGATCACGAGCCAGAGGATCCACTGCTCGACGTCTTCGATCTTCATTGCTTTCAGTCGCTTACGGACAGCACCCTCATAACCTTTACCGCCGTAATTCGTCTTGGCCGGTTCCCAGCCCATCGCCTCGCACAGCCGCTTGGCCTTGTTACTAATATGGTCGTGATCCAAACGATCGGCCATCCAGTCCGCGATCTTGCGCGTGTCGTCGTCCGTGACGACGATGCGCTTTTCCGTCAGCGCCTTAAACAGCCGGCCGCGCTTCGCGAGCTCCTCGCGCCTCTTGCGCTCTTTTTTCAGCTCGGCCGCGGGGCGCTTGTACGAGGAACTGCCCGCAGCCGTTTCCTGTTTCCAGTGGACCTTGCATTTCGGATTGACGCAGACAGTGAGCTGCTCGCCACGCCTGTGCTCTCGGCCGTTTGCCCAGCCGCCCTCCATCACCAGGCCGGCGGTCGCGTCCGGACAGCTGCCCGGCTTCGCTTCGTGCCATTTTATTTTTCCGAGCAGGCCTTCGCCGCCGCCATATTCGGCCGACAATTTCAGCAAACGCCCGCCCGCGCCCTTTTCCACGCGCAGGAGATGCGCCGCGAGCTTCGCTTCGTAGCAGGCGGGATCGAGACAGGAATCCTTCTCACGCTTCGGACAGGCACTACAGGATGCTGCCCGGGCGACGGACAGGAGCGTCGGGTCGTCGAGGTTCCAGGGCGCGCGTGTGAGATCGAGCTGAATCTGCTCCTTGATGAAATTGCCGAGCTCGCGTACGCTTCGGCCGAGGGGATTGTATCGTGTCGGCGCCGCTTCCCTCAGCGCGCGCGCCTGATCATTCGGCTGCAGGCGGGCAATCAGGATGGCGTGCCCGGGCGTGATCCTGTTCTCGACGAGGGCTTTCGCGGCATCGGGCGCCAGGTCGACCAGCTTGATGCGCTGGTACACATAACTCTGGCTCTTGCCCAGGCGCTTCGCGAGTTCGCCGACGTCGTATTTGCCGAGATCGAGCAGCTGCTTGAACCCTTGCGCTTCCTCGAGCGCCGTCAAGTCTTCGCGCTGCAGGTTCTCCATCGTGATGATTTCGAGCGCCGCGGTGTCGCCGACCTCCAGGACGAGGCATGGCGCGTCGCCGGCGCCGAGGATTTCCGCCACCAATTTAGCCGCGCGAAAGCGCCGTGCGCCGGCGAGGATCTCATAGGTCATGTCAGGCTCTGTGGCGGCTTTGGACGCGAGCTCGTATTTCCGGCGGCGAACGAGCAGCGGCGTGAGAATTCCCTTCTGCCGGATCGATTCCGCGAGCTCTTTCAGCTTCGCCGCGTCAAACGCCTTGCGCGGATTCATCGGCGATTCGCGCAGCTGTGCGAGCGGGATTCTCTGGATACCGGTGGAAACAGCGGCTAGCGAATCAGGCGCGTTCATGCTCATCGGTCGCCTCCCGCTTCAGCCGGCAGACCTTCGGCGGCCGTCCGTGTCTCCGGATCGCCGGCGACCCACCAGTGCCGGAAGGAGAGATGACAGCCCCGACAGAGATGCACCTCTCGCGATTCGTATTTGCTCGTCTGTGTGATGTGACCTTCCGGCACGAGAACCGTCATCTTGACCATTTCAACTGCCGGATCGGTGTGAGCCTTGTAGCTGCGATGACAGCGATCGCACGCCACCATCTGGTATTCCATCGTCAGAACCTCCTCAGCGTGTGTGGTAGTTCCTACCATATGCGCGGAGACTATGCCAGCGGCAGGGAACCTGTCAATCACTTTGTTTAGTTTGTATATCGGAGGGACGTCTTACGCGTTATAGGCCGGTAGGCGGGCTAACACCTGGCAGGGGTAGTTCGGGTCGGCGCCGCCGTTCCAGTGCAGCAGCGCGACGCTCTGCGCGTCTGGGATGGCTCCCACGCGCCGCACGATCCGGGCGAATCGCTTACAGCCGGCATCGAGACCCACCGGCGGATCGCACAGCTCGGCCAGGCTGACGCCGGTAAAGCCGTCCTCGCGAGCATCTTCGCCCATCACTTGCATCAGGCCCCAGGAAAACGATCGCGCGTACGCCTCGGTGGGCCGGATCTTGTCTTTCTCCTCGATCGGCACGATGTACTTCGAGAGGAAGCCCGGCTCGAAGCGAATTTCCCAGGGATTCCAGCTGGACTCCTGTTCAGCGATCGCGCAGACCAGGTCGCCATCCAGGCGCAGATGCGTGGGATCCTGACACGGATCCGGAGCATATTTGCAGCCCGGCTGCCGGCAGTAGACCATTGCCTTTTGGCGCGCTAGGGCGATCAGCTCCATGCGTTGAATCATCGAAGCATCTCGATGTGCCGCGGCTGATCCTGATAGGGCGGCCGATCCGTTTTCTGGAGATTCTGGATCGCCTCGGCAATGTGAACCCGGAGAGCACGATGCCCATTCTTAACTTCGCCATTCTGCTGAAAGCCGTCCGGAAACGACCGCCCGCAGCGGCAGACCACGCGATTCCCTTCCGCGCCGAACGTCGTCCCGCCATAGCGGTGCTCATCGAGCACCGCCACAATCTCCTCGAGCAGCAGCGGCCGCGGCAGCCGCTTGAAGCGCAGAATGTTAATCCAACTCATCCCAGTCTCTCGGCATCGTCACACGCTTTCATAGAGCCACTTCGCCAGGCGCCGGACCGCGTCCGGATGCTCGGCCGCGAGCTCGATCTGCACCGCGATCGCGCGGAGCCGCTTGCGCTCCTGCTCCCGCGCCATGTTGCCGATGCCCGTCAAATCCCTACGCACCCGCTGGAACACCACATAGCCGGCGCCGGCAAGCGCCGAGAGCTTCCAGCCGAGAGGCACGTCGCTAAACCAATCACCGATCGCGAATCTCCATCGCTGCGATGACCTGTTCGGCTTCCGTCAATTCGCGGACCAGCTCCGCTTCCCGCATTTTGCTCCTAGGCCGGCGGTGTTCCTCGAGGCGAATCACAGCTTCTTCCCGGCGCAGGATCGGCCGGAGGCCATTCAACAAATCATTGAAATCCGGGTGCACAGGAAACGCCTTGACGCGCGGCGGCAGGTTGACGTCGAGCTTAAGAAGCAGAATGAGCAGGTTCCGTGCCACCGCCGCCACACGCTCCGCCATCGTGGGCGCATCGAGCAAGCTCTTGATCACGGTCCCCGGGCCTCGTTTACGGTGAAACGATTCAAAATAAATCCGCCCTTACCGTAAACACCTGAGCCGTCAAAATCAAATGACAAATGCATCATTCCGATTATTGCAGCCGCACCCACTTACACCCGCCAGCCGTGTTGCTCGTAAGCACCGAGCTAAGCATCGCCACGGCATTGGAAGTCACCGTTGTGCTTCCAACGAAAGTCTCGGAGTTGAACGCTACGAGCGTGCTGGACGAGCCGTTACTGTTCCACAGATTTACGTTTCGGCCGACCCAGTCAAGGCAGCTCGAAAGCAGGAAATTTCCGCCGCTGTTCAGGATGGCATAGTTGTCTGCCTGCTGAAGCTGCTCGCCCTGACAGGTTCCTTGGATCGTGATCGCACCGAGCCCCGTCGTTCCGTTGTAGGCCGTGACGGTCGTTCCGCCGTTCGAGAGGATTTGCCACACGCCGTTATACCCCGCCGGCGTGATCCCGGCGCAGACCATCCGAGTTCCGACGACAAACGTCGCCGCAGTCCACCCCGCTGAGGTGAACGTCATCGTGTTCGTGGATTCCGAGCCTGCTGTCGTTGCGATGGCCGCAGCACCAGCGGATGAGTAGGTGTTCGCCGTTCCGAAGCTCCAATTTCCGTACAGGCTATTGATTGCGGCCTGCACCATGATCGAGACATTGTTGTAGGAGCACGCCGTCGTGTAGTGCGTCTGATCTCCGAGGAAGCAAGTCCCTGTCGCCGCATTGCCCGGAGCGAAGTTTGTATCGGCGGCAATGTCGATCACCATGTCGGCGTAACCGTTCGCGACAAGTTGGCGAGTCAGGGGATTTACACTTTCAGCAAAAGCAAAGGCGCTCGAGCCGCGAGCGATCATTGTCATCAAGCTGCACTTCCCGCCCAGCTGATGAACGAGGGTGCAGAATTTTCTTTGGTTTCCGGCGGTTTGCGTCGCCGTGAGACCCCCACCTGAATCGTTTGTACCTTCCCAGTAATTAAAAAGTGAAAACTGCGCCGATGAACGGTAGAATGGCGGCACAATAACGGGGAAATTACTGATTAACGTGTTGGTTTGTTGACCAGATACCCCGCGAACACCCGTCACCAAAGAGTTATTGAGGACGAGAAGCGTGGGATAGGCTACCGAACCTCCAGGGGCTGCTGTCAATGAATCTCCAACATCAATAGCATAGTTAATCTGATCGGTTCCGCCGACGCTAACCGGGAAACCGTTGCCTGCTTCGATTGAGGACATGCCTACATAGTCGGTCGTGACTTGCGGCGCAGTAAGCGCGGCGCTGAAAAATCGCACCCAGTAGACTGTCATCGTCAGATAGGTTGAGCTGGCATATCCCGATCCGGCTGCAGCGCCGCAAATCTGAAAATTGTTGCCGGTATCCACGCCCAGCGTGCCCGAATTTTGAACCAGTTGACTGGATTGCTGGCCGTTCAAGTAAATCGCGTCCGCGCTCGATCCCTTGACCCAGGTTATGAGACCAGTCCCGTTGTACGAGTTCTCGTAGGCTTCGCCGAAGCCGCCATTTTTGAACGCTCCAATGTCGGGGGCGCCGGTGTTCACGGGTCCTAGAAACGCGTTGCTGGTATCCACGAGGATGCCGCTGGTGTTTGAAGTCGCTCCGCCTCCGCTGTTGATGATGAGTGCCCTCTGCTGCAATGCACCGATGTTGGAATATTGAACGCTGACATACATTTCCACCGACACCGCAGTCGTAGTGATCGAAGTCGGGACAGAAATGTACTGGCTGCTGCCGCTCGTGCAGGTAACACCGCCGCCTGTGACCCATGTCGGAGAATTGACGAGCGTCACGACCCCGCTATGGCCCGAGACATCCACGTCTGTTGTCCCAGATCCTTCCGTGAAGCGGTAATCTCCGATCACGTTAGCGGAGACCAGAGATGGCGCGCCGGTAGCGCCGCCGCCGGAGGCTGCCACCGTGCCATCGCTTCCCACTTTTAGCGCCGTCGGCGTCAAGCCGTTCATGCCGCCGATCACGACACACGCGCTACACTGCGCGATCGCGCCGCCAGGGTCGGCTCCCGTGGCCAATGTCCCGTCAGCGGCCACCTTAATCGCTACGGGAACGAGACCGTCAATCCCCGCAGCCGTCATCCAGGCGCCAGTCCCTTGCGGATCAGCGGCAGGAACGACATGCGCGAGCAAATGACGCGATACGGGATCCACTCGATATCCGTCAATCCGGCGCCCCGGCATTCCGATGGGCTGATAGCGTGCCGGCCCGAATGCAGTCAGCGCAGAGCGCTGTAGCGCAGGACCGCTTCCGCGTCCCGCCAGAATGACAACCGCGGCGGCCATGATCGGGATCAGCCAGATCGCTAATTTCGAGTAACTTCGCATCCGCAGCTCCAATCCTCTCCGCGAAATTTTACATTTACGGGATCACTCGAATATTAAAGGCGATGCTTCCACCGGCGCTGGTCGCGACCGCGCATTCGTTGATCGTCACGTTGCCCGCGCTCGAGACGAAAGCTGACCAAACGGCACCGGCCCCCGGCGTGCTCACGGGCGATGCTACGACTGCCATGCCGGTCGTTGCTCCGGTAACGGCCGTCACGTTTTGCACGCACGTTCCTGCGGTCGTAGCCGTCGCAAACGCTGAACTTGTCGCCGTAATTTCTTGAGCCAGAGAGAAAAATGTACCCCCGGCGATGGACGAAAACATGCCGTTCGACCCACCGAAATGCCCGAGGCGGATTGCCGTCGGGTTCGCGCCAGTTCCGTCCGTGATCGCGCCAATCTCGATGCCGTGATCGCCCGTGGCCCCATTGTTTATGACCAGTATGTAGCAGCCGTCTGTCGCGTCGCCGTCGAGGGCGCACCCGTAGCTTAAGGAACCCGGCTGAGTCGCATTGAACGCTGACAGCGAATAGTTCGCGCCGCGGATTCCAAAACTATTGATCGTGCCGGGCTGACCGTACTGGAAACTTCTTGCCTGGGTAGCGGTAACGCCCGAAGATCCTGAGTAAAATTCATCCACCGTCGCTGTGGCGGCATGGGATTCCGCAACGCCTGACGCATTGTAGAGCACAAGCGTTCCAAGTCCGTTGTTTTCGGCTTGCACGATAAAACGCCCGTTGTTCACTCCATTCGTGAATCCGGCGATTGTCACGTACATTCCCGGCGAGATCGTTGCCGTGCCGAGCAAACCGGTGTATGTCGTAAGTCCGGCACTGGCATTTCCCGCGGAGGCCAGCGTATAGACGGTGCCGCTGCCTGTTGCGCCGCCCGATGAAACATTCGTGGCAATGGCGAAGCCAGAGATATTTAACTGGCCCCCGCCGAAACTAAGGCTGAGGCTACAGGTCAACGCGTTCGGCGTGCCGTTCTCGAACGCGACGCCGCCGGTTGTGGTACAGCCGGTGACGCCGAGTCCGCCGACTGGCGTCCAAGTGTTCGGGCTCGCACATTGATATAACCCGACGGCGTTGCCGCCCTGCACCGTATTTAGGAAAAAGAGCGGAACACCCGTGGTGACGCCGGGATTGCACACGGCGGGCAGATACGGGCCGAACGGGATTCCCGTGAACGTGCCGCTCGCCTGAGCGCGCGCCGGCGCCGGCACGAGCACGCTGGTGGCGGCCAAGAGCATGGCGGCGATGCTGAGCCGCCTCATGGTTTCAGCCATCCACAGCTGTAGGCGACGGCAAAATACAGCAGAAGAAGGCCCAGCGCGATCGCCGCATGGAGCCCGACCTGTTCGCGCAGCGTGCGCCGGCGTACCGGACGGTTCGCCCTTCGCGGCAGCGCGATGCGCCAGTGCGGCCAGGTTTCGTACGGCCCCGTGCATCTGCTTTTCATCAGTTCACCCGACAGAAGCTTCCGCGCTTCACGGTCACCACGTCCGCGGCGGTGGCCGTGGAGACCATGATCTGTACCACACTCGCCGACGCGTTCGAGGGCTGCTCGATGAAGCCGTTCAGGTCGGCGTTCCAGATCGTGGTGATCGCGGAGGGCGTCGCCGTGACGATCGCCGTCGCAGTCGTGGTCGTCAGCGTGGGCAGGTTAGCCTGCGTCGTGGCCGTGACATTCGTATTCATGGCGCCGGTGGCGAAGAGATTCGTCGGCGCGACCGTCACGTCCTGAATCCCAAAGGCGTCCGACGCCGCGGCCGTGGCCTGGCTGTAGGCCAGATGGCAGCTGAACGGCAGGTTCAACGCCGCATTCGCCGGCATCGTCCAGGAGAGGCCCGTAATCGCCTGTAGGGTAGTGACGGCCGCAGTGCTGAAATCCGACCCCGCCACGCTGTAGTAAACGGGCGTGATCCCGGCGCCCGCGATCACAAAGAGACCGCCCGGGCCGCAGGGATACAAGCCCGGCGGCTGATTCGCCACCTGCGCGTTGAGATAGAAAAACGGGTTCGTCGCGTTCGACATCCCGTTGCAGCTCGGCGGCAATACGGGCCCGGCCGGCGTGCCCGTATAGGTCTGCGCCCGCGCCGGCCGAGGTCCCAGGAACGGGAGCGTTAGGAGCGCTACTAACAGGAACAACACCAGCATCCCCACCGGTGAGAGGCACAGCCAATCCAACAGCCAATTCCATCGCTCTCGATTGCGTTCCGTCATCTCATTCCTCCGATTTTTGCAGACGTGTGTGAAGCGGGCCCCTACTCCCCGAAACAGTTCAAGAGGTCGGCGCTATCGCTGGTCCAGGCCTGGACTTTGGCGGCAAACACTTCCGGAGCAACGAGCAGCTTGTTGTGCCCGGGCAGATTCGATTCGGCCCAGGCCAGCACCATCTTTCCCATCACGGGCGATGCCGCGGCGAGCTTCTGCGATCCGGTTTGCGAGCCGTCTTTCGAGGGATACATCATCTCCGCCATCGAAAGGATTCCGGCGATCGTGTTCATGTCCGCCACGCCGGTTTTGACGTCGTTCACGACGGTGGTCACCCCCTGGCCGAGCTTTCCGGGAATCGCTCCGAGCAATTGGCTGATGAACGGCAACCCCAGAATCTTGGTGATATCGGCGCCCGCGCCCGCCAGAAAAATCCCGATCTTTTTGAGTACGCTCATCGCTGTTCGCTCCTTGTCTTCTCCCTGTTCAGCTCCGCTTTCGCTTTCCGCACTTCTTCCCTCACCGCCTCCGCCGCGACGCGCGCGAAGAGCGGCACTAAACTTCGCGCGAGCCGGGCCCGGTCCGGGCTCATGCCCTGGCAGTCGATCCGCGCGCTCATCCGCTCCTCGAGCGCGTGCTCCAGCCCGTTACTCACCTGGGGGATTGCTGCCCGGCAGGCCCGTTGGCCGCCTTCGCTCGCGAATAGTTCGCCGCCAGCCGGTTCGAAAACGCGAACAGCCAGCGATAGAATTGGCTGCTCGCCGTCGTCGGCATCGGCAGCGTATCCACGAAGGCGGAGCCGACGTGGTAGCTGCCCAGCACGGCCCCGACCGCCGCGATCGTCGTCCAGTGCGCCGCGATCCAATGCATTCTGCCCCCTTATCTCCACAGCGTCAGACTCGCCACCTGCGCCACTCGCGGATGCTGCTCCTGGTTACGAGCGATGTTCTCCAGAAACCACTTCCGGCTGATCCGCTCGATCTCCGCCCACCACACGGCTCCCTCGGTCATCGCGTCCTGGCGCGAGCCGTCGTAGATGCGGTCGATCTCCCAGAGAAACTTCTGAAACACTTCGTCGCGCAGATCGGGAAAACTTTCGAGCAACGCGCGATCCGCCTGGGCTGCGTGATGGTGGCCATTCACGTCATACGGCGAGTACACCGGATCGTTCGCGATCACCGAGAGCCAGTCGCCGCCCATCCAGCCCGCCTTTACCCGATTGCGCACAATGAAGGCCAGGCACTGCAGGATCTGGAACGGCTTCCCCGCCGGCGCATTCCGCCAGCAAAGCAACGCCAGCTGACTTTTGACGAAGGAATCGCCCGTCATAGGGGGCCAATCCCCACGGTTCCAGAACCGGTATACTCCCCACCCGCCGCAGCTCTCGATACTTGCAGCGCGGTCAGCAAACCGCATTTCTCCGCCACATCCGGTCCGAACATGCCCTTCGGCAACTTCTCGAGGATCTCGAGCGCCGGCAGCGTGAACTCCTGCGGCATAAATTCGCCGAGCGCGCCCCGCACCGCATGATTGAAGAAAATCGTGTTTCCCGTGGCCCAGCGCTTCGCCGCGCCCAACAGGACAAGCAGCGCCGCGCTCTGGCAATTCCCCGTCGCGATCGCTTCCGCCTGGGGATCGCGCGTAAGGGCGTCGTGAATGGCCAGCGCGCCGCCTAAGTCTCCGCCCACAGAGCAAATCCAGAGCCGCAGTTTCTTACCCTGGTGTCGCATCTGTTCGATTGCCTGCACGATTTCGGAGGCGCCGATGTCGGTGATCTGCCCGAAGAGGAAAACGTCCTTCGTCACCAATTCTTCAAGCAGTCCCGCTTTGCCGGCGGCCGAAGCTTCGCCTTTCGTTTGCTTGACGGTTTTCACTTTCTCAAGTTATCCTTTCCCGTAATGGAGGACCGTCATGGCCCATGCCTTCCAGGAAATCATGCTTGGCCTTCTGATCATCGCCGCCCTCGATTACATCCACCTGCGATTGACTGGCAAATCCCGCGATTAAGCTAAGCGCCCGCCGCGGTTTGTCCCGGCCCGGCGGCCGCTACAATTTCCCAATCGCTGGCGAGTAAGTCCGTCTGGCTGCAGAGCCAGGGCACCAAGTGCTCATCCGCCGTTTTCATGTAGACATACGGCAGCGACATTTTCGAGTTCACGTCCGGAGTCTGCAGCGCGAGCCACATGTTCTTGCCGTTCCAGCCTCGCCGCGCGACCCGGCCGCCGTTCCGCATCTGCTCAATGGCCCAGCCGATTCCTTTCATTGTGTTTCCTCCTGTCCGCCCAGAACCCGCCGCGCGGCCGCGCTCACCGCCGGAACCGCCCCCGCCGCTGCGCCCGCTGCCGGGGCGACGACTCGAGCGGCGGGAGATCGCAAGGCAGCGCCAGCCGCCGCGAGCCCCTTCGCCTGAATCACCCGCCCGGGCACCGAGCGCAGCATGCGGTTCAACGCCAGCGTCGCGGCCAGGTAAGGATGGCTGAAGGCCGTCGATCCCGCGCCCAGCCATTCCAGCTTGCGCTTCAGCGCATTGTCACCACCCGTGCCTTTTTCCTTGGCGATTTCATCGTCGAGCAGCTCGCGAAACTCGATCGCATTCGAGTAGCGCCGGTTCAGATCGTTCACGCGTTTCCCGGCCGGGCCGCCCACGGCGCCGTCGACCAGCTCGCGCAGTTTGCCGTACGTTTTCTTGACGAAGCGATCCTTGATCGCCGCGGTCTCCGCCGCGTCCGGATCGGTGATTAGCCGCCAGTTCGGCCGGCCGCCCAGCGATTTCTTGATGTTGTTCACTTCCGTGGGCGTCGCCAGCGCCTGCTTCGGCCGGGTCGGCTTACCCTCGATGTCATGCTCCTGCAGGATATCGTCCCGCATTTCATTCACGGCCTTGGCGATCTTCGCGCGGCTCGGCGCGCCCGATTGTTTCTGCAGGTCTCGCTTGGTTTCCTCCGCCGCATTCTCGACTCCCGTGAACCAATCGAGCAGCTGCGGCACCATACGCACCTGGCCGTCCGGCATGATCCCGCCCACCTGGTCGGCGCCGCGCAGCAGATTGTTGATCTGCGTGTGCAGCGCTTCGCCGTGCGCCACATTTTGCGTGCGAATATTCTCGAGCTGACCCAGGCGGGTCGGATTGATCGGCGGCTTCACCGGCTCGTCGACGAGATAGTCTCCCGGATTTTTGCCGAACGCGTAGTTCGCCTTCCGCGCGCGCACCATGGCATTGCCGGGGCCAGCCGCCGCCTCCTGGAGCTTCTCGCCCATCACGCCCGTCTTCAGCGCGGCGCCGGCCTTCTCGCCTTCGCGGGCGATCGCCACCTGCGCCACCAGGCCCAGGAGCGTGCCAATCCCGCGGCCGACGCGCTGCCGCCCGGTCACGCCGTCGGCGTCGGCCTCCGGATTCGCCAGGCCGCTCTCGATCTGCCCCAGGGCTGTCGGGGCGGCCTTCACCATGCCGATGATTCCCTGGCCGATCATGCTGATGGGCGTCAGCGCGCCGGCGACGACGGTGTGCGCCCCCGATTCGAACGATCCGGGATTTTCCGGCAAACCGATTTTCCGCAGCTCCTGAAAATTATTTTTCGCGCCTTCGGTAAGGTTGTCCCAGAGATCGTTCGCCATCTGCGAGACCGTGGGATTCGCCTCGCGAAAGCCGAACGATTGCGCCAGGCCTTCCTGGAAGCCCTTATCCATCGGCCCGTCGAAAATTTCGCGCTCGTTGGGTTCGTCGAACGCGCCAAACGAACCCGGCGTCCTCGGCTGCGGCGGAAGTCCCAGCTCCGGATTGGCCGCGAGATGCTGAAACGCGTCCAGCATCGGATTCCCGGAGGAACTCCCCGCCGGCGGCGCTCCGCTTCCGTTCGGAACGCCGCTCGGAGAAGGCGCACTTGCCGGGCGCGGGGGTATGGTGGCCGCGGAACCGGACATGGAGGGCGCGCCTCCATTCGGGGCTTGTTTCGCGAGGGCCGCAAAGGCCTGTTCCATCGCTGACATTTTTATCCCAGGCTGTCCTACTGCACCGTCTGCCCGGCGGGCGCGGCCGGCGGACCCCAGCCGAATTTCCCGGCCGCGGCCGCGGCATCCGGAATGCTGCCGCCATAGCTATCCAGAAAAATCCGCATCGTGCCGGGATCGATGGCCGCGCCGTTCGCCGTCGACCGCGGCAGGAAATCCTTGGCCAGGCCTTGCCGTTCGGCTTCTTTCGCCATGGTGACGTACAGATCGTGCCGCGCCTGGGCCAGAATCGTCTGATAGCTTTGCAGCTGCGCCGGCGTGACCACTTCCCCGCTGCCGTTCGGCGTCAGCTTGGACAGATTGGCGGCCATGCCCTGCCAGATATTGCGCGCGCCGGCATGCTCGCCCACGATGTTCGAATTGATCCGGAAGCCGCGGCCCTTCAACGGCGCGCTCGAGATCCCGATCGCGTTAAAGAGGCCCACCACGGAATCCGCGCCCGTCATTTTCCCGGCGCGCGCGCGGTCGAGAATCGACTCCATCTGCTTGTAGGACTGCTCGAGCTGGTTCGCGTCCTTGACGTAGTCTTTGTCGAACGCGGTGCGCCGCGTCTCGCGCATCTTGATCGATTTTTCGGGGTCGGGATCGAGCGCCGGCAGCGGCTTGCCGAGCTCGTCGACGGCGCCCGCGCCGGACAGCTCGCGTTCCTTGATCTGGTTGCTCAGCTCTTCGCCGGTGGTGGCTTGCTTTTCGTGTTCCGTGGCGGCGGCAATCTGCGTCATCTGCAGCGAATCTTTCGCCGCGTCCGCGTTGCCCTTCATGACCCAGGGCAGCAGATCCTTTACCGGCGTGCCCGGCGCCGGCTGAAAAGTGCCCCAGGTGCCCGGCTCCATCTTGCCGTCCTTGCCCATCTTCCCGGGAATGAAGTAGCTCACCGGCGGAATCTTGTCCGCGCCGCCGAAATATTCCTCGGCGCTGCGATCCATCATGTCCGGATGCACGATCGCGGCGTGCACGCCCTGGTAGACCCAGTTCCCATCCTCGCCCTGCGCCAGATTCGGCACGGCCAGGATTTGCCCGCTCGAGTGGTTCCCGCCGATTTGCTGCACCAGCTCCGGATGCTCCTTGCGATAGGCCAGCACCGCGTTCATGTCCGGAAAGACGCCGAGGTCCGCGTTGTCCGGCGAGGCGCCCACGGTTTTTTCGAAGGCGTTGAAGGAATTCAGCGCATCCTCGCTGGCCTTGGCCTTTTGCCGCGCCATTTCGAAGCCGAGCGAGGCGTTTTGCGTGGTGTAGTACGCGGTCTGCGCCTGACGCAGCTGGTCCTCGGTGGCCTGCGTTTTCTGTTTCTCCTGGTTCTCGAAGTTCTGCTGCAGGTGCGCGCGCTTCGCTTCATCCTGCGCCTGGAGCGCGCGCGTCTCGCCCTCGAATCCCGCGCCCAGGCCCGCGAGCGGGCCCGCCCCGGGCCGCGCCGGCGCCGCGGCTCCGGAGGCCGCGCCCGTCAGCGCGCCGGCGATCAGCCGCCGCGCCCATTCGCCGCCGGTGCGGTGCACCGGCTGTTCCGTAATCTTCCCGGAGGCGTCGATCGACGGCTCGGTGGCCGGCGGCGCCAGCGTGCTCAGGATCCCGTGAAAGATTTGCCCGACGCGCGAATGCTCGTCCTGCGCCGGCGCCGCGGGCGCCATCGGCTGCGAGGGCGCGGCCGCATTCGGCGTCAGCGGCAGGTTTCCAGCGTCGCCGGCGCCGGAGAGGACCCCGGCCGCCGCGGCCGATTCCGGCGAGGTGGTCGTCGCGTCAGGCATGCTGTTCCCCATGGGCCGCGGCACACGCGCCACGGGCCGCGGTCTCGTCTGCATTCGTCTGCAAAAACCAGCCGAGCGGCGTCCCTGCATACACGTCGCGCTCGTCGAGGTGCAACGCCGCCCGGAGGAACAACAGCACGCGCCGCTCCGCGACCGGGTGCCCGGCGCCCAGCACCGCCAGCAGGTGTTTCAGCGGCGCTTCCTGGGCCAGCTTCGCGCGGGACTGGCCGCCGCACTTTTCGAAGAGGTCGTTCAGCGCCGCGCGGTACCCGCCCAGGAGCGACGTGAAGACGCGCACCCCGCGCTCGTCCTGCGCCTGCGCCCGCGTCAGCGAATATGCCCGCAGCAGCAGCGGGTTCCGGTCCTGGTAGGCCTGCGACGTCGGATCGGCCCAGCCGTTCAGCTGCATCACCGCATCCGCCAGTGCCTCGAGTCGATCCATCAAGTTATCCCGCCCATATGCCCGCCACCGCGCTGCCGATCCCGCCGAGCATCCCGAACACCGGCCCCATCCAGGCCTGATTTTCCTGAGTGATGTCGTTCATCGTGGTGTTGGCCGCGCTGCCCGCGGACGTCGCGGCGCCGGCGAAGGCGTTCGGGTTCTGCAGCCCGGCCGCCGTATCCAGCGCGCCGGCCGCGTTCAGGAAATTTTCGCGGCCCACGGCGTAATCTTCCTGGGTGATCTGGTTCTGCAGCCCCGCATTTTCCTCGGCCGCGCTGTTCAGCAGGCCCGACTCGAGCTGCAGCTTTGCGCCGGACGGGATCGACGCGTCGCCCATCGAGGCTTCCTTGCCGCCGAGCGCGACGTCGGCCTCCTGGGCCGCGCGCGCCGTCGTGTCCGAGGCCTGTGTGCGCAGCGCCGCCTCTTCCGGCGCGGAGAAGCCGGTCTGGTTCGGCCCGGCGTTCAGGATGGGAGTAAATTCACTCGTAAGGGAAGCCAGGATGGATTGCTGCTCCGGAAACACCGTGGCGTAATTCGCGGAGAGTTCCTGGTAGAAATTCGCCTGCTCCTGCGAGAGCTGATTCTGCGCGGCCGAGGCGCCGCAGTTTTTCCAATTGATCCCGACGTGAGAGCGCCGCGGCGCCGTCGCGCGCAGAATCTGAACGCGCGACGGCAGCCGGTGCAGCGGCGGGGACTGCGGGGATCCCTGAACGGGCTCACCGTGAACGGGAGACTCCGGTTTAAAGCGCGAGGACGTGTTCGGTGCTCGTTTCACGAAAACCGATCCTCTCCAAAAATTTCACAAGCCGCGGCGACCGGCTCTCATAAATCAGCTCGCGATAACCCTGTGCGCCGAAAGTTTTCACCAGGAACGGCAGGCCGCTCAGCAAAGCCCGCGCGGTTCGTAATTCCGAATCGGGCGCGAACTGAATGTCCAGGCGCATCGCATTCGAGCAATGCAGGAAAAGGAGCGGGCCATCACCATCGATCGCCAGCAGATTTTGCACGCCCTTCCGTTTCGCCAGCCATTCGGTCGCGCTTACGCGGCCCGCATGATCCGGATCGGCCGCGATCCACCGCGCCAGCAATTCGGCGTCGTCGCTCGCGTGCGCCGTCCGGAGTTTCCAGCCGGAGCGCTCCCGCACCGTATTCAGATGAGATGGATCAATCGAGATACCCAAATCGCCGCCCCCGCGATGGCCAAAAACAGCGCGATCATGAAAATCAGCAGGCTTAAGTCCAGCGCCCGCTTCATTTCCGCGATTTCTTCATCCTGCGACTCTTCCATGAACGCGGATGGTATGGTAGCTCATACCACAAGTCAAGTCCCTTTTGTTGCATCAGTTTCCACGGGGAACAAATTTCCCGATTCCGGCGCCGGCTCGCGCTTCGACGTCACCTTCGCAGCGTGCTCCTGGCAAGGACCGCGCCGGCCATCGTCGATCCGGTGCATCGTGTTTTTTCCGCAGGTGTTGCACCAACACAGCGCCTCAAGCGTCCGCTTTGGAAAATGCTCCGGCATAAATTATCCCCAGGCTCCCCTTGCCAGGGACCTGGGCGGCCCCTAATCCTTGCGATGTTTCGGCTTGACGCTCGCGCCGATCTTGTTTGCGGTCGCGTAGAAAATTTGCTTGGCCTTTTTCGCGCCGTGTTCTCGCACCAGCTGGCGCATCACCTTTTCGCCCTTGCCCCCGAAGTACGCTTTGATCGGCATTTATTTCTTCCTCCGGAAATCGAGGATTTTGTGCGCCGCATCGATCTTCAACTGCCCGGCGTCTTCCAGCTCGAGCAGCACGAACCGCAGCACAGCGTTATCCGGGGACATGTAGACCTTCGCGATCACCTTGTCCCCGTCGCGAAAAATCGCCTGCGGCATCCCTCCCGGCGTTTTTCCCGCGTCCCATTCCATGATCGATCAGGCTTCCTGCTCATAACTGCCAAAGGGGCAGAGCGTTAAAATTTCGTTCTGCACCGTGTCCGTATTTCCAAAATCCACCCAGAGCTGCATGTAGCGGCACGCGGCCGGGATCTGCGTTCCGCTCGCCGCCTGGCGCACATCGTAGCGATTTGCGAACACGGACGACGGCGCCGTAAGTTGCGGCGGGTCCTGCGTTGTCACCGAAAGTGTCGTGAACGCGGCGTCAAGCTCGTCGAAGAGCACCTGCACGGTCGGCTGGCTGCCCACCGCGGCAAAATCGCAGGTCACGAATTCCGGATTCGCCACCTGGCCGGGATGCGCTAAGACGTTCGCGCCGAAGCGCGCCTTCGCGGAATAGGCCGAGGTGTTGTCGGCAAACACCGTCGGATCGCGATAAAGCACCGACCCGCCGCTGGAGGGCGGCCCGATCAGGAGCTGGTAAACGCCGGGAGACGTCTCAATCGATTGCACGGCCGAACATCCACCCACAATGTTGCGCTTCGCCGACCAGACCGCGCCGCCATCCGGCTGCTGATTCGGATTGCACCGAAACCAGCCCGTCGACCCGTCCGAGACATACAACGCCTGGTCCGCCGACCCCGCGCCGTGCCAGCTGACATAGGTGCTCGAGGGCGTGAAGCTCGCGAGCGTGCCGCCCGTCAGCGTGATCGAACTCGCCGGCGGCGGCGCGCCGATCGCGAAGCCGATTTCATTCAGCGCTTTTTCCGGGTCCGTGTAGATGATCTGCGAATTCGGGTTGAACGAGATCACGCGGCCGTCGTTCGTCATCATGTACACGATGGCGCCGCGCGCATCGAGCGCGTTGTAATTCGGCAGGCCCACTTTCTTCAGCAGCGGCGCGGCGTAAAACACCGTAATCCCCGTCGCGCCGTTCAGCACCGCCAGCGCCGTACCGTTGCCGAGAATCACATAGACATCCGACGTCGTGAACACGATCAATCCCGCGCCGGCCACGGTACTAAGGCTGAGCAGGCGCGTGATCGCCGAGGGAAACGTGAAGAAATTCGCCGGCGGAAATCCTTCGTTCCCATTTCCCAGAATTAATCCGAGATCGCTGCCCACGGAGTAATACAGCGTGTTTCCCACCGCGCCCCAGATGTGGCCCATGTGAAACTCGAATGCCGTGAAGCCAAACGGCGGTGGCGTGTTTAATCCGTTCAGATCCGCCTGTTGAAATAGCTGAAGCGTCGAATCCGCCGCGCTGTCGGTGATATTGCCCGTCGTGTTCGGATAGGGCGAGCTCGGCAAATTGTAATAGGTCGCGCCGCCATCCAAGGTGCGAAACACGTAGATCTGAGTCACCTGCGGATCCGTCGACGCGACGAGGCTCACCTGCACGGAATGCGTGGCATCCGGCTTGATCAGCGCGGAGGGTATCGAAGCCTGCCCCACGACGGTATTGCTGCCGTTCGCATAGGCCACCACGTATTTATAGCCGGTCGCAGGGGCGGGGCTAAATCCACCAGCGACCAGCGCCACGGTGGGAGGGGTGCCGGTCTGGTAGCCGGTGATCTGCGCGGCGTCTACGCTGAAAAGGATGCTACTGAAAGGCGTGGCCCAAATATCCACGCCGAAATTCGCATTGTTTACGCTCACCTGCGCGGAGGTGAGGTTCGTCCCCCAGAGATCGTTCGGGCCGCCGAGCGTGATCGTAAACGGCCCGGCGCCCAGGAGCCGCTGTACCTTGGCCACGCCCACGCGGTTTCCGTTCAGAGTCAACTGGGCGTTCAACAGGTTACCGAACACATTGGCGCTCACCTTGAGAGTGATCGCGATTTGAATTCCGCCGAGCGATCCCGCCAGGCTGATCGCATAAGTGGTCAGCCGTAAATAATCGGTCGCGGCATTGCCGCCCGGACCGGTCGCGGTGGCGTACGCCAAATCGGGCGCGCCGGTCGCGTTGCCGGGATTGCTCCACGCGGCCCCGCCACCGCTCGCCACGCTGGAACCGGCGCCCGCATAGGCGGCCGAGGATGCGGCGCCGCCGCCGCGCCCCACGCCCCAATTGCGCAGGCCGCCGAGCGGTGTCCAGGCCTGCTGCTCCACGCCGTCGCCGATGTAGAGCACGTTGCCGGCGCCGATCAGAAAGGACGCGCCCGCGCCGGGCGCCTTCGTCAGCACCGTGGTTTTGGACGTGGGATTGATCGCATACAGAACCGCCGGCGTGTCCGCCATCACCGTGATCGTTTCGGTGCTGGTTCCAAATTGCTTGAAGCTGTAGAAGGAATTCACGCCCTGCGACAGCGTCGCGGAGGAGTAGGCCGTCGAACCCGGCGCGCGCGCGAGGGTCAGGCGATTCGTCAGCTCGACGTTCAGGCCGTCCAGCAGCGCGTCCGGCCGGCCGCCGTACCAGCGCTCCGTGACCACGCCGGAAGGATCGCGCAGGATGTTGCGCTGCGTCCACAGCCCGGTAAAGAACCGGTCGTTGAAGAGCGGCGCGCCCTTCGGCTCGGCCGAGGGGCGCGCCCCGGCCTGCTGCAGCGCAGTGGGCCCCGGCGGCATCGGCTACAGCACCTCGTTGTGGAGCGGGGAAATTTCCGACGACGGCACGACCTCGAACCGGCGGTGCGCGCGGCAGCCCGGGCAATACACGCGATTCAGCGTCAGCGGCTCCGGAGCGGCCACCAGGTACTTCCGGTGCCCCGCCGGCACGCACGCGATCACGCACCGCACCTTTACAGACGTCTGCGAATTTTGCTCTTCGCTCACTGCGCCCGCCCCTGCACGCCCTGCTGCATCCGCTGCGCCGTCGTCTGGATCTGCAGGCCCGTCGCCAGCCACTTGTCCAGGAAAATATTCTTCTGCATCTCGCTCAGGCCGCTCTGCGCGCCCAGCAGGTGCGCCACGAAGCGCGCGTCGTAAATCTGCGACCGCGGATCCTTTTTGAACGCGAGCGCCAAACCCAGAAACCCATACTGGTAGAGATAGCTCATCTCATCCGGGATGGGGCCCCAGTTGCCGGAGAGCGCGCTGAAGAGCGTCGCTTTGTTCTGCTGCACGATCGTCAGCGCGTACGTCGCGGCCGCGTCCGGCGCGGGCTTCACGCGAAACGTGATGTTGCCGGCATTGTCGTCGAGCTGCGCGGCGATCTGCTGGTCCGGCCGCCCCTGGACAGATTCCGCCGCCAGGAGCTCCACGACCTCGGCAATTTCCTTGACCGTGGCCCCGCCCGCCCAGGAGAGCCAGGCCTTTTCCAGAAATCCGAACGTGCCGTACGCCTTAGGGTAATCCTGTACGCCCGTGGTGAGATTGAAGCTCGCCTGAATCGTGCGATTCCACCGCCAGGAAAACGGCGGCCCCAGGATCGCCTGCTTCACCACGTTCGCGATCGTGATGGCCGGCTCGTTCGCCGCCCCCAGCGCCAGGGGCTGATTGAACAAAAACCCCGCCGTGAAATTGATCGTATTTTGAAGTGTGATCGTGGAGGCCATGTTTTCGATTCACCGGTAACGAGCCACGGCGAGGCCACGTTTCGTACGGGGCCCATGCGGCGGCGCCCCATGGCGACGAAGGAAGGAATCGTCATCGCGGTTCACGTGCCGCACTGCTTCTTCGATTTCACACGTAACGTTTATCTTCGAGGACAGCGCTTCACGGATTAGAGCGGGAATGGCCTTGCGGATTTCGCGGGGAATCTGGAATTGATGTACGCAGTGGTAGGTCTCCAAGAGACGATAGGCATCATTGCGATGTGTAAAGTCGATGTGAAATACTTCAGAAACATGATTGAGCGGGCAGATATTGAACCAATTGAACGGCCATTTCCACCATCGAGGAGTGGCTTGCTCGATCACGCCGAGGATGATCTGTTCGCGGCACTCCGCAGTTAATTGTGAGCCGCTCTCGTAGCGAGCCTCGTACTGTCTCGCGCTCTCGTAACGCCTTGGATTGGGAAAAATTCTGGCAATTCGAGCCGCTAGTCCTAAAAGTAGCGCTCCCAAGATACGAGTAGCCGCTGGTGCCAGCCTTAATATTGCAAAAGGGAAACTCAACTCAGGTGCCCTCCCGGTCCCGTGCCACTACCTTTACGTTCCCGTCGGCGCGAACGGCCAGCCCGCGTCCGTCTGCGTGGTCGGCCAGGTGTCCATGATCCCCGTATCCGGATAGAACCCGAACGCGTCGCGCTCTTTGTCGCTCTTCCCCATCGCTTCCTGCAGCGCCAGCATCCATAGCTTGAATTCGTCGTCGAATTTCGCCCGGATCGTTTTTTCCGGCGAACGGCGGTAGCACTCGACGACAAAGCCGTCGAAGAAATACATCGAGAAATCGTCCGGGATCGGATCGAGCAATTGCGAGAGCGTCGTGAAGAGCACCGGCCGCGCCTGGCCCACCAGCTGCACCTGGTAGGTCCGCGCGAGCTGCGGGGGCACGGGATTGAGCCGGAATCCCTGACCGTTCGGGTCGACCACGGTCCACGTCGTCGTCGCGCCCGCCCCTGGAGTCGCCGTCGTCCCCGGCGCGGAATTCGCCAGCGCTACCGGCGCCGTCGTGCCCTCCGTGCCATAGCCCGTCAAGAGCAGGAAGTTGCCATTCGCGTCGAGGAGTTGCTGCACCGGATTCGCCGGCGGCGAAGCCGCACCCAGCGGATTCACATAGACCGAGCCGGAGCCCGGATTCTGCGCGCCCACGCCGGCCGTGACGCCGCCGCCCCACACGCCGTATTGCAAATCCTTGTTGCGATACCAGCAGACCTGCGTCGGCCGGCCCCACTGCGCGTACGTGAGCTGCAGATCGCGCACCACCTCGAGGCCCCAGTACGGCTGCCGGGGGGCCGTGTTGTTGATGTCGAGCAGGATGCCGTCCTGCAGCCAGCCGAGCAGCGCGGGATTCGCCGCCTGCGCGCTCATCGCCGTGGCGTAATCCTGCTGCCAGCCGTTCGTCAGGAACGCCGGCGGGATGATCCGGTTCCACTTCCAGGGGAATGGGCCCACTTTCCTGCCGTCGACGAAACCGCCGCCCAGCATCGCCGCCATCACGCGGTTCGCGATGTCGCGCGCCGGCTGGTCCGCGTAGCCGCCCGCCTTCAGCACCGGGGTCAGCTCCGGAAACGCCCGGGCGAAATCCACCGCGTCCTGCAGCTGCTTCGTCGAATTGAACGGCGCCGCCAATTTAACCCCAATCCGCCGATGCGGCCGCGTCGTTCGGCCCATCGCCGCACGCGCGGGCCTGATTCGCCGTCATCACCGCCTCGCGGACCTTGCGGATCGCGGCCGTCTGATCCGCGCCGGATGGCGTGTTCTGAACGATCGTCTTCGCCAAGAGCAGGCCCTGCGCCCGAATCAGAAGATAGGCTTGCTGGTCGTCGCCCTTCGGGGCGTGATACGTAAACCAGTTCTCGAGCTCCGCATCGGAAATCATCGGGTCTCCCCGTTTTGCAAACGTCTGCAATTTCTGAGTTTCACCAGTCACGAATCACAAGCCACGAATCACGAACGACGGCCCCTCTCACGCCGGCGCGAATTGCTCCTGGTGCTCCCGCCGCAGCTGCGCCAGCCGCTCGTCCGGGATCCGGAACAGCGCCGACCCGCTCGACGTATTGTCCGTGGGCCACTCGAACGCCGTTTTGAACGAGATCCGCGTCACGTGGTTTTTCTCCGTGTCGCCCGGCCGCCATTCCGCCGGGCAGCGGGTGCAGATCACGGCCCACTCGCCCCAGGGGTACTGGTGCTTGATCACGGCGTAATTCGGGTCGTTTCCGTTCTTATTTTTCAGGTCGTCGCCCTTGCCGCCCTTTTTGTGATTGCAGACCTGCATCTGCCGGGCGAATTCCTGCCGCTGATCCTGGAGGCTCTTCTCCGCGTCCTCGTGGCGCAGCTTCATCGTGCGCTTGCGCATGCGCGCGATCTCGTTTTGCTCGGCGTAAAACTCAGTTTGCTGCTTCAGGTGCTCGTTCTGGATCCGCAGGTTCTCTTCCTGCAGTTCCTTCAGCGTGCGGCTCTCTTCGGGCATTGCGCCCTCCTAACTCGAAATCAATCCACCGTTTCGGAACGATTGCAGAATTTCTTGCCAGCGGCGCGCGGCCGGCCCGCGCGGCTCGCCGAACACCCAGTTCGCTTGGCGCTCGGTCAGGAAGCCCTGACGGATCAGGTCCAGGAGCACCGTGCGCCAGCCGCGAAACTTTTCCCGCGTCGGCAGGCCGTGCTCGTCGAAACGCATCACCGAATATTCGATCATCGCCGGGATCTGCACCCAGGACGCATAGCGCGGCGCCGGCAGCGGCATCGCCCGCGAGCTGTTGATCACCAGGCCGGCCATCGTCCGTTCATACATCGCGCGGCGTTCCTGCTCGTGCGCTTTACCTTTCAGGGAGCGCAGGCCTTCGGTCTGGCACTTCGTCAGAATGCAGACGATCCCGCACTTCCACAGCATCTGCACAAACGTGCTCGCATGCAGGATCCGCCCAGTGCGCTCGTCGAGGTGCGCCTCGCTCAGTTCCTCCTGGCGCGGCCAACGCTGACCCGCCACCGCCGCGGTATTGTCTTCCCGCAGCTGTTGTAAACTTTCCTGCGTTTCGCTCGAAGCATGCGTTTCATGCGGCAGAGCGGCCATCGCTTCCGCCTCGCGCTTTTCGGCATCGGTGTGCGGCTGCCCGACCGCGAGTTCACGATCCAGCGTGTCCCAACGCAAAGCTTCGCGTCCCTCTGAAATTTTCGATCGTGCGGTCTCCGCCTGACTGCGTTCTTGAACGATTGCCGCCGATCGTTTCTTCTTGCTCATTTCGCTCGATTCTGAAAAGGGGCGATGCCGTCTACACGGCTTGCCCTTCATCGCCCCTTCTCAGCTGTCCATTCCCAGCGGCGCCGAACAGTAGCGCCGCAGGCCGTCCTCCTCGTCAGTTGGAAGTATCGTTAACTTATCGCCGATCCCGCATCGATCGTACGCGCCCGCATCGTCGTGTCCGGCGGCGCGGTCGTGGTGTAATGGCATCGATACGAGGTCCAGCCCGGAATCAGTCCGCTCGGATCCGACTTCGTCGGCCCAGCGTTCGATTCCGTGAAGCACTTCACGTTGCGGTAGCTGCCGTCGCCGTACGCCGTATCCCCCGGGGCGTCCAAGGACACGCGAATCACCGCGTCCTTCCCGAAGATGTACGTCCTCAGCGCCGTCAGGCCCGTCACCGCGCCCGTGCCCGGGTTGTAGTTCTGGGACTGCGTCACCAGGTTCGACTGGTAGAACTCGATCCCCGTGCCCGGCAACTCGAAGACTTCCGCCAGGTCGTTGATCGGCAGCTCTTCGATCTTCATCTGGCCTTCGACCGTGTGCTTCAGCTGGTCGATGGCGCTGTTGTTGGTCGTGTCGTTCAGGCAGTCGCCCCAGGTAAAGGGATGAATCACGCCGACGAACCGCGCCCGCGCTTCGTCGAAGCTCTTCACCGAGCGGCCCACGAGCGACATCTTGCTCGCGCGAATTTGCCCGATCGAATTGACCGTGAACACCGTGGTCGACGTCGCCGCCAGCTTCACGGAGACCGACGCGTCGATCGCGCTCAGCCCGTCCGCCGTGTTGCGCGTAAGCTGGGAGAGCGAGACCGCCAGGCGGTAGGCCAGCTCCCGCGCCTGCGCCACGATCGTGTCGTCGATCGCGGTGAATAGGGCGTAGCTGGAAAAGTTGATGTAGTCGGCGTATTCGCCGATCGTGGCCGTGGTCGTCAGCACGGACGGGGCGATGCCGCTGCCCACCGTGCCTTCCGAGGCCTGATTGATGTTCCCGCCATACGGCACGTTGAGGAACAGCACGTACTGGTTGCCGCTCTTCATCGGCAAGGCTTTAGGCGTGGCGCACCGGACGAACGGCGTCTCGGTGTGCAGCCCTTCGATAAATTCCTTGTCGTAGTGCTTGGCGAGGGATTGCGGCAGGTTGCCCGAGGTGGCGGAGGCGGGAGAAATTCCCGTGTTTCGCCAACGGGTCCCGACAAACTTCATCTGGGCCAGCTGGGCGGACTGGGCCGATTGCAGCCCGGCCGCGTTCAGATGCCCGGTAAAGCCACAAACTGAGAGCGCCGTCGCCATCGCGGCAGACGCCAATACAGTTCGCATGAATTGTCCTGGATTTTTAGAGCAGAAGATTTAGGTCGCGGAGATCAACCGCGTCGGCGCCGGGACTGTTCGGCCAACACCCGTTCTTCGTGCTGCATGAAGCCCGGGACAGTCAGCCATTTGGCGTGTTCTCTCGCCGACATTTTGTCGATCTCTTCGGCGGTTGGCATCTTCGAACGCGTTTCCCCGCGCGGGGTTCCGGACCCGCGCGTGGCCACGCTCGTGGATGCGAACCTCGGGGTGGAAGGCGGCTCCGGCGTACCAGCCCCGGAATCCGCCGGGGTCGCGCCGTTGCCGTTTCCATTCCCGTTTCCTGCCGCCTCAGGCTTGCGCAGCTGCAGCAATCCGGCTGCACTGAGCACGCCAAAGGCAATCTCAAAATTTTTCACCGTGACCGCCATCCGCCGGTCGGGATGCTCCATGTATTCGAACATCGCTTTCTGATTTGCGGCGTTCGGAACGAATTCGGGATGGTTCAGCAAAAATTGTTCGGCTGCGTCCCGCCCGCGAAACTCGCGCGGCGTCTCCCGCGCGATCCGCAGCGTCTTTCGTACTTCGTCCATCGATGCGCCGAGGCCCGCCTCAATCGCCTCCCGCAGCGCGGCGACGGCGGTCGCTGGATTTTGCAGCCGTTGTCCGATGGAAAATAATTCATCCGAGGAGAGATCCTTCGGCTTAAAGCCGGGCATCGGGCCGTCGGGATCGTCTTCGCCGCGCGCCGGCGCATTCAATTCCGCGCGGCGCAGGCGCTTCAATTCGCCATCTTGATCGCGAATCTTGCGCGTTGCGTTGACCTGCGCATCAGCCAGCTTATCAGCGAGCTCCTCGGCGGTGTCGGCCTCAAACACCTGTTTCCCCGACCCGTCGCCCAGGTCAATCTCCCGCCGAAACGCTTTTGCAGTTCCTTCACCCGCCATATGCCTCACCGGTAGATTCCGGGATTAACCCTAAGATCTCCGCCGCATCGCCCAGGCTCATCGCCGGCTCCGGGGCCACGGGCGGCGGTTGAGGTTTGCCTCTCGCCTCTTGCTCATCCACGAAGGTTTTCACTTGCTGCTGCATCTCCATCTGCCAGCGTTCGAAAAACACGCGCTGAGCCCGGCACTGCTCCTGCGCGCTTAGGATTTGCTCGGTGGTCGCGCCGGCGGCGCGGTTCATCTTCAGCAATTCCGTCTCGGATAATTGACACAGCTGCTCGCCAATGTCAAGGAAATCCTGGTATCCCATACCATGATATAACCCCAGCAGCCTTCCCCGCGACTCATCGGATAGCTTAAGCATTGAAGATTTTTGCCTTCGCACTTTTCTTTACATCACCGGCCCGGTATCCGTCTCCGGCGCTTCCGCTTCAGGCAGCACGCCCTGCACAATCAACTTCTCCGCCACCCTCGCTTGCGCCTTCTGATCGATTTGCTCGCTGGCGATCCGGCCCTTCTGGTCGGCCAGCTTCATCTGCTCCTGCGTCTTTGCCGCGGGCGAACCGGCCCTCTGCGCCATCCTCTGCTTCATCTCATCCGTCATCTTCTTGATAAACGGCTCGTAGCGCCAGCCGGCCATGTCCATGATCGCTCGCACGATCCGGTCGAAGTCCATGTACTCGCCGTTCACTTCCGACATTTGCTGCAGCACTGAAGGCTGCGAGACCAGCTCGATCAGGAGCGGCAGGATCTGCGCCATCGCCGACTGCGCCGCGAGATGCGCCCCGGCCAGCGCCTCGTAACTCTTGATCTCCGTGTTGCGATATTCTTCCTCATCGAATTTGAAATCCGGCCCAAGCTCCTTCCGCACGATCTCCACGAGCTGATCCGATGGCATGCGATCGTTGATCATTTCGTCCGCGAATTGCAGGTACGGCACAAACACTTTTTCGATGAACTGCTCGAGCGGGCCCTCGAGCCGCGTGGCCGCCGCGCGGAATTTTCCCGTCGCGCCCGCCGCCGTCCGTCCCAGGCTCGAGCGGCCCTGCCCCGGCGTCGTGCCCTGGATCATCTCCTGGTCCGCGCCCATCGCCGATTCCGATTCGCTTTTCGAATTCTGCAGCGCCCAGATACATTCCGCCGGCACCTTTGGCTGCTCCTTCAGCACGAACGCGTTCTTCGGATCCTTCGCCGAAGCGATCACGCCGCCCAGGCGTGATCGGATGTTCTGCGTCAACACGTCCACATCGGAGCCGCGGATGTAGTCCGGGTTCACCGCGAACGACAAAATCTTCAGCATGGCGTTCGTCACGCCCGTATCGACGCGCTGATCCTGCCCCACAATCCGCCCCGCGCCCATGCCCCAGCCGCTCGACGGCACGTTCCACCAGTTCGAAGACAGCATCGAGCTGTGCCCGTTCAGCTCGTTCGCGCCGGATTTGATCACCAGCTTGCGCTGCAGCACCACGATTACTTTGTCGCCGTCCTCGCGTTCCAGCACCTCAAGCGGATGATTCAGCGGGTCGGCGCTCGAATCCTCGTACCGCGGCATGGCATGCATCGTGCCGCCCCAGCCGGTCGTGAGCCCCGCCGTCGACGTCTCCGCGGTTCCCGGCGTGGCCGTTTGCTCCGCGGGCGGGAAAAAGAGATCGATCAACTCCTGCCGCGGAGGAATCTCGTACCCCGGCTCATCGCGCAGATCGTCCAGCTGATCGAAAGTCAAGTATCGCCGCACCATCCGGTACTCCGCCGCGCGCGCGTCCGGCTCTTCCCAGCCCGGGTCCATCAGCGCATAGCGATGGTCGAGCCAGCGCAGGAACGGCCGCGACCAGCGCTTTTCCACGCCGTCCGGGCCGCCCTCGATCTCCCACTCCGCGCTTTCCGCGGTGTGCGTTTTCAGTTGCCCCAGCGGGGTTTCCGCCGTCGCCGGCTGCCCCTTCCGTTTATACTTCTTCACCCGCTTGACGGATTCGTTCCAGCCGCGCACATACAGCTGCGTGCCGAAAATCGCGCAGGATTCCCAGCCTTTTTGCACTTCCGAACGGAACGTCCGCCCCTGCGCATCCGGCTCGCGCAGCACAAAACCCAACACCGACATCTTTGCCTTCAGCGTCTCAGCCGCGGTGCCGGCATAGCCGTTGAGCAAAAACGGCGGATCCTGGTAAAACAGCGCCTTCATGATTTGCGGCACCACGGCATTGACGAGCTTCGCCACCGTGAACCGCGAAATATTCGGCGCCGCGACCTGCGACCCTTCGAAGCCGGACGTATACCGCAGCGCCTGATACAAAATATCCGACTCGCGCCACAGCGCCGCCCAGGCCGTCCCGATCCACGCGTCGCACCGAATCGCGTCTTGCACGACAATGTCCAGCTCCGCCTGCTTGACATACTCCGGCGGCGCCGCCGAATCAGGTGGCAGCTTCACATCGGCCCGCATGACGGGCTGCGCCACCTTCGCCGGCAATTCCCTCATTTGCGCCATCAGAGTTTCACCGCGCTTCCAACGCGATCACTGACTTCGTTGAATTTGTCACGGATCGGGCCACTCAGATGTACGTGCAGCTTTGCAGCAAGAAGGTCAAGGTAGATAATCACGTCGGCCACTTCCTTCATTACTTCGCCGATAGAAATGTCCTCGCCGCGGCCGCGCTTCTTTAGAAGATTACACAGCTCTCCCATCTCTCCAGCCGCCGCGCAACCCCACTCCATCTCGCTCCATCCATCGAGGCCGCCATGCATCCCAAACGACTCTTCGCAGCGTTTGAGATTTGCTGTCCGGAGGGTCTGTAGGTCAAGGCTCATCCGTCCAACCCTGGCATGATTTCCTCTAGCGCGTACGGATTCGCCGGCGGAGGTGGCGGCTCCTCTTCCCTCGCATAGCGCCCCGTGCGATACACCATGTCGTGCAGCTCCATCCGCCGCTCTTCCTCCGCGCGATCGTACGGCGAATCCGGCACGTCCATCCCCTCGACCAGGCGCCGCACATGCCGCACCGCGATCTGCGAAATCACGTCGGGAATGTCGTCGTGCGCTTCCTTGCCGTATCCGCAGAACTCCTTGTACAAATCGTCCATGCAGGCGATCGAATTCGAAAAAAACAAACGCCGCTGAAACAGCAAATCCTCGAGCGATTTCACGCGCCCATCTTTCGCCTTCGGCGACGCGTCCACCGGAATCCAATCGACTTTCAGATGCACGCCCAGATCGGCGGCCATGCGGTCGAGGTCGGAGAGGAGCCAGCGCGCGCCCGGCGTATCTTCCACGTCCATGATCACCGGCATCCATCGCCGGAAGCTATCCACCATATTCCAAACCAGTTCGTGCGTTACAAATCGCCCGCGAAGAAGTTCAGTGATGAAGAGCCGCTGGTTTTGATCCACTAGGCCAAAGGCGATCGTCGTATAGTCGCTGCCGCGCTTCGTGGCATAGGCCAGGTCCACGGACATGAAAATCTCGCCCATCGCTGGCACCATGTTCGCGGGCACGGAGGCCTCCCGCAGCGCCTCGATCGTAAAGGTCGCCTGCCCGGCCGCCACCACGGGGTCGTTCAGATATTGCGATCCAAACGTCTGAAACTTCTCCAGCCCCGGCCCGCGCTGTGACATCAGAAATGCGAACGACAGCCGCTCCGGAAAGAGCAGCTCCCAATCGTTCAGATCGAATGCTGACGAAGGCACGTTCGGGTCTCGCAGCTGCGCCTCAAGCTGCTTCCGCCGGTCCGCCGCGAGCTCCAGCTTGGGCCACAGCGCCGCCCGCACCAGGCACTTCCGCCGCGGTGAGGGCTCCGCGATCAGCTCCCCGCCCAGGTCGTTCGGATCATGCCGCGTCCCGCCTGAAAACATGCGTCCGTGCACAGGTTCTAGCAGCTTAAACGCCATCCAGAAGACTTTCTTCACCTTGCCGATGCGCTCATAGTTCTCCATGTTCTCGTCGTTCTCGACGTCGTCCGGAACGAGCAGATCGGGGTGCCAGCCTGATAGCGCCGAATCGATCGAATTCGCCCAGGCCGTCGGCTCGCGGTGCCGCTTCGGATTCCGCCGGCACGGCGCCACATATTTCCGCTCATACTTTTCGCCAGGATGAATACAGAACTCCGGAAACAGGCGCTGAAAGCGTGTCGGCTCCCCGCGAATCACAAACGCCTCGGTGTACATATCCAGCGAGCCGAAGGCCAGCGATTTTTCACCACCGAGGAACAGGATGCGAATTTCCGGAAAGCAAATCGTGTATTGGATCGCGAGGTCACAAAGCAGGGAGGATTTAAACGTCCCGCGCGGATCGCGCCAGATGCGCTCGCGGATCGGATCGGGCTGGTCCTCGAGCGGCCGGTCCGGATCGGGGCTGCCCAGGAAGGCGAAGACGGGCCCGTGCGTCCGCTCCGTCACGTCCCGTCCGAAGATTTCTTTGCAGAGGAAAAACAGGTCGGTCTGACAGCGCCGACGCAATTCGTTCTTGTGATTCTTGTCGTATACCTCGAGATCAAACTCTTCGCCGGCGAAGTGCAGCTGCCCCGCCGGCGCCACCGGATCCCCGACGCTGGCCAGCGCGCGCGCGGCCTGGCGTTTCTTCGCCGCCCGCAGCGCCTGCATCAGCAGGCGCTTATACTTCGCCTCATCCCCGCCCGCGAGCCCGCGCAGCCGCGCCCGCTCGTCCTCTGCGAGCAATTCGTAATCCGCCGGTCGCCCCTTCGCCATCGTTACTGCGGCACCCCGTCCGTTCCATACTTGGCGTTGTAAGCGATTTGCACGATCAGATCGAACTGCGAATCGCACGGCGTCGGGTGCACCGCCGCGGCCGGCACGGTGAAGCCGACGCCGCCCGCCACCTTGCCCGCCGCCAAGGTGTAGGAGGCCTGCTGTACGGCGTTGAATTGCACATCGCACGGGTGCGGCAGCTTCTGCGCCGCGCTGCGTGTAAACGGCTTCGGCAATCCCGGTCCCGGCATCGTGGCTCCTTTACCCTGGGCGCCTGAGCGCGAAGGGTTCTTTAGGCGACCTCGTCGAGCGCGTACACCTTCCCGTCCACTTCCACCGCCCCGTCTTCGTAGGTCACCACGTCGACGGGCTCGCCCTTCGCCCTCGCCACCGCCCGGTCCAGCACTCTCCCGAAGGCGGCCGGCGCGATCGGGATCGGCGCGCCCGGCGCCGGCTCGGCTTTTGCAATCGTCTGCAAATTCCGGGCGGCCACCAGCGCCGCTAGGTCCGCGGCCGCCGCCTCCTCGGCCCGTGCGTCGGTCCCGCGCGCGCCCGGGGAATGCTCGTGCCCGGGAATCGGCGGGGCGTGATACGTCTTCTCGTGCGTCGGGCAGCCGTGCGGCGTCGTGTGCGTCGTTCCGGCCGCCGCTTTCTGGGCCAGGAGGCCTTGCGGGTCCTCCCGCCCGGGCGTTTCCAGCATCCGGATGCACCCGCATCCGTAACTCACGCGAATGGTCGCCATCGCATTTCTCCTTTTTAAGGCCGCCTTGCCGCGACTTCTACTCTTCGATGTTCAGTAGCTGCTGCGCCTCTTGCCATGTGAGGTGCTCGCCCTCATGCCCGTCGCAGCAGTCATCCCAATCGACATCCCGATCCTTGACTGTCATCAGCTTGCACAGGCCATCGATTCCTTTGCCATCCGTGATGTAGAAGTGTTCACAATCCGCGCCGCCGGCGTATCCGCCACAGTTCGTGCCCGTTCCTTTCGCCCACTCCAGGCCCGTGTCCTCTGCTGCGTCGGCGCCGAGTCGGTTGACGTTGTAGACGACTTCGTAGTCCTCGACGGCGCGCGGCGTGCCGCCCTTTTGGTAGGTGCAAACCGGCACATACTGTTCCCCGTCCTTCAGCACGCGGTCGATGACAATGTCCGGCCCGTGCACCTGGCACCGCCTTTGGTTAATGTATAAAAATGGGCACACGAAGCACGACTTCGGCTGATTACCGGTGTCCTTTCCTCCAACGAACGCCAGAGCCCACCGTTTGACGCCGCTCTCCGGTTCAATGCCGCCCGCCCGCGTGCGAGCCGTCCCGTGCGCCAGTACGTGCTGCGCCCCACGGGAAAGAATCTCATCCTCTGCCGAACTACGATGCATCACGCCCCCGGGCTAAGCCGCCGTACCACCGCTGCCGCCGCCGGCCTCCGCGGCCTCTTCCTCCGCCGGCGCTTCCTCGGCCCCGCCCCCGCCGCCCAGGTGCTCCTCGATGTGCTGCTTCAGCGCTTCGGTGTCCGGCGCGGTGTACGTCTCATCCTCATGGCGCGGGCCCGCCATGCCCATCTCGCCGTCCGGTTGGTGATGTTCGTGCCGGATCACATGGCTGCCGTCGTCCGCCGGCTCGATTACCATCCGTTTGATCCGTTTACCCGCTTTACCCTGAGCCCCATGCGAAGGGCCGTGCGTCGTCACGACTTTCCGCTTCCCGTCAGTGCCGCTATGCCGCGCGCCGGCCGCGGCCCGCGTCCGCGCCGTCCCGTGCGCCAGTACATGCTCGGCGCCCGATTTCGTCTCATCACTGGCCATAAATCCGCCTTTCACACGAAGAGTCCGGAGCGGAGCAGCTGCTCACCCAGCCGCCCGCCCCAGACTTCCCCTCTGAAACGAGACCTCTACGCTGCTTCCATGAAAAACGAGCCCTGGTTCATGTTTACGATCGCGGTCGTCTGCGCGTTCGTCAGCGTCACGCCCGCCGCAAATTGCAGCGGCGGCTCCGTCGCGAAGTTCACGCCCGTCGGGTTGTGTGTCAGCACCGCCCCGTTGTTCGTCGAGTCCTTCACGTTGTTCACGATGTCCTGCATCAGGCCCTGCAGGATGCCCGACGTCGAGTCGCCTTCGCACAGCACTTCGATCTCGAACGGGATCACCACCGCCGTCGTGCCCGATTGCGTGATCGAAAGCGACGTCGACGCCGCAATCTGGTTGCCGGAGGCCGCCGTCCACGCCGCCGCTCCCGCCACGCCGTACAGCGCCGCCACTAGCGTCGCCGTGAACGTTCCCGCCGGAATCTTCACCCAGCCCGACGCCTTCACGCGGAACGGGATCTGCTCCAGCCGCGACGATCCCGGCGCCAGCAAATTAAACTGGTTCCCCGACGCGTCGTTAAACACCCCGCCCACGGCCCCGGTGATCTGCGCCGGCGTCAAGAGCCCCGGCTTCCCGCCGATCGCCAACACCAAATTCTGCCAACGAATTCCCTTCCAGGTCAGATTCCAACCGATCGCTCGATTCCGATTCATCCACGCCTCCATGCGCCGCATTTTCTTTTTCCAGCCACTAAACCAGTCGTCACCAGCCATTGTGGTATGCCCTACCACACGCGCGCACAGACTAGAACCGCCACCAGATGATGTCAAATGCCAAATTTCTTTTTCTCCTCCAATCGAGAAACGATCGCTCATCCAAAAGCCTCAAGCCTATCCCTCCGGATCGCAGCGATCGCTAAATCGACCGCACGATCGAACCCGCCGCCAAGCCCGTTCCGGTACAGCTTCGCGCTCCGATAAAACGGGCAAGCCCCCTTCGCCAGAAACTTCCAATCCGAATTCGACCCCAGCAAAATCCCCAGAGGACGCCGCAGCGCCCCCGCCAGGTGCATCGTCCCCGTGTCCACCGTCAACAGCGCGTCCAGGTTCTCCAGTAGCCCTGCCGTCTCCTCCCACGTGTCGAATGGGACACTCGTCACCGGAAATCCCAATTTCTTCCGGTGCTGCACGCCCACCCAGTGCACCCGGTCCCCCGTCATGCATACCAGCCGCATCGCCTGCGCCTCCGTCAGCGAACGCACCTTCCGCCCCTCCGGATCCCCCACCGGCGAAAGCTCCGCCGCCTCCCAGCAAATCCCGACGATCGGCAGATCGTCGTTCAAGAGAAAATTATATTTCTTCACCATCTCATTGCTTGCGGTGAGCTGCGGCTGCCCATTCCAGTCCGCCCGGGTGTCCTCTGGCGTTTTCGTGATCTGCCGCCGGCCAAATTTCATCCTGAAGTTTTCATTTCCCCACTGCGGCACCTCCTGCGGCCCCGCGCAAAAATTAGCCGGCAGCGCAAACACCGTAGTCCACCAGACCCCCTCCGCCTCGTTCCACTCTGAGATCGTGTCACCGTCCTGGACAACGCGCCCCGTCCCCAGCCAGCGCCGAAACAGCTCGAGCTGCGGCGGATAACAAAACACTTTCCAGTTCGGCGCCCGCTCCGAAAGCACCGCCAGCCATCGCGCATAGTTAATCCGGTCGCCCGCACCGCCCTCCATCAGCACTAGCAAAAATTCATCGAACCCGAGCTGCTGCCCATTCCACTGCCGGCACCGCGCCGGCAAGGACAGCCGCAATTTTTCGCCCATCTTCGTCGGCCGCCCCGTGTCGTACAGCGCCCAGGCCTCCTTCCACAGCCCCGCGCGCAACAGCGTCTCCCCGTGCATCAGCCGGATGTATGCGTTCTCCGGCTCCGTCCAGTAGGCGTACTCCGTCAGCCGCCCCGCCTCCTCGAACCGCCCCAGTTCCCGCAACGCCGTCGCGTACGAAATCGCGATCGGCGCAGTCTTCAGCAGCTTCCACGCCGCCGCGTAGAGCGTCAAAGCCTGGTCCCGCCGATCGAGCATCGAATAACACCCCGCCAGCTGCGCGCAAATATCCGGCCGCGGTGCCACCAGCATCGCCTGCTCGAGGTCGGCGACCTGCTCCCGCGCCATCGCCACCGTCATAAATCCCCACTCAGGCATTCGGCGTCTCCACCTTCTGCGGCACCAGCGCGTAAGCAATCTCCTCGCCGCGCACTCCCGTGTTCGGCGCGTTCAGCCTTCCATCCTCGACGAGCACGTTCGTCAAATCCGCCCGCCAGTACGTCCGCTCGCCTTTCGCGTTCACGACCGTCACCGTCGGCGCCTCCGAATAACAAATACACCGACCCGCGGTCACAAAATCGCCCTGCGCAGTCCGGCACACGACCAACTTCCCCAGAAATTTATCGCCTTCCATTCATCGCTCCCCCGCCTGGCGCTGCTTCCAATCCAGCGCCGGAATCTCCCGCCGCTCCTCTGCGAGCCGCATCGCCCGCACCCGCGCCTTGTCCCCGCAAACATCCGCGTGCGGCCGGCCCGTCTGCGGATCCACGCGAAACGGAAAATCATTCGGCAAGAAAAACTCCCAGACCGGCAACCCACAGCCTTCTCGGTCGCAGATCTTCGGCTGCCACAAAAAACCAGCTGCAGTCCACTCGCGGGGCGTCGTATACGCCGGCCAGTCCCGCTCGCCCGCAACAATCGCGGCCGCCGAGCTCTCCACCGGATGTAGCGCCCGCCTCACGCCGCCCCCTCCGCAAGTAACCGGTGACGCGGCTGAATCTCACGCCGCAAAAACGATCCCTTCGATGGCGCTCGCACCAGCTGCACCCAAGTGTCATACTCGACGCCCTCATACCAGTAAACCCGCCCGCCGCGATAGCTCACAGCAAGAACCCGCGACCCCGGGTCCCAATCGATCCACTCCACATGCGTCGATCCCGCCACGGCCTGCCTCACGCGATCACCTCGCAGGAATCGCACTCGTCTGCAAACCTACTCACGGCTCATTACCACCCACACAGGGATGTTTCCCACGCGGACGTGGACGGCGCGGGACCCCTCCCCAGGGCCTCCCCCACCCCCACCCCTTGGCCCGAAAGGGGTCCCTTCCACGTCCGATAATAATAGAGTATGTCAAGTAGCAACTTGTGTGTTTTCAATGACTTCCCCGTAACTGACATATATTTTTCGGACCATCCCGTTCCGGCGATTGAAAACAAAGCACTTTAACTTCGGCCATTTTCATCGCGGTCCGCCTGAAAACGGCGAATTCCAGGCCCTTCCCACACGCGATTTCACGCTTCTCTTTCATTTTCCCCTGTCCCTGGCGAACAAATCTGGCAGCGGTTCCAGCCCTTTTCGCCCTGCACGTATCCGCAGCCGCCGCACAACGAACAGCTCGGCCCTCGCGCATTCGCTCGCTCCAGCACGGCGATATAGGCCACTCGAATTTCCTGCGGCCGCGGGAAGAAGCGCGCATTCGCGCCCGCCAGACGCATTGCTTCCTGCAGAGCGGCGGGTTCGCAGTCGCCAAGAAACGAAGCATACGCATCGACCGTCGCCGCGCTGATCTGCGACGGCTGTGCCGTCGCGTCGCGAAACACGAGCGAGTAGCGACAGAGCCATTCACCGATCACGCGCACGCGTTGCTGCTGACTCAACAGCTCGCCGGTTGTTTTCTTCCCGGCGTTCCGTTTCGGACTGCTTGCCATTGGAGCGGCCTTTCTTATTTAATATGAAATATGAACTACCAGCGGAATTCGGCGGGACAGTTGCGTGACCTTCGCGTGACTCTCGCGGGACATAAGCTTCGCCGTTGAACGGCAAATCGCGTTGCTTTGCCTTGCGCGATCTCCATTCCGCTCTAGCACTTGCCTGACGCAAAAGCTCCTCGCAATACATGATTCCGCTCACCGTGTAATTGGGCACGCCGGCCTCATCGAGCTCGTTTTTCAGGACTCGATACTCATCGAGAGGGATGCCGCACCTTCGCGCAACCAGTGCATCGCTGGGACATGTCCCACCGATGTCCTGCAAATGTCCCGAGAGAATTGCCGCAGCCTGAGCCTTATCGGTCCTGTCAATGTCCCCAGTTTGTCCCTCTACATGTCCCGCCGATGTCCCGTTAGAAGATGCGGGGACTTTAACGGGACAGAGGTAACCGTAGGGCTCAGAGGAGTGCATAATCATTCGCAGTCGCAGCCACAAGCCTTGCGCCCCCATCGAACAACCGCTCACCGGAGCCTGCAATTCCTCGCCCGGATATAGCCTGAGAAAGGGCGATTTGGGCGCTTTTCCGCTCATGCGGGCTCCTGGTAGAGTTCGGGTTCTAATTCCTCAAAGCGTGTGCACTGCGAGACGAAAATAAACTTCACAACCTCAGTCGGCCCGTTGCGCTGTTTTGCGATCACCAATTCGGTGCGATTGCGCTCGGCCGGCGGCTCGCCAACCGCGAAGGCCTTCGGCCGATGAATAAACAGCACAACGTCGGCATCCTGCTCGATCGCGCCCGACTCCCGTAAATCCGAAAGTTGCGGCCGTCGCTCTTCCCGCTCCGACGCGCGAGTGAGTTGCGAGAGCACGATCACCGGCACTTTCAGCTGCCGCGCCATCGACTTGAGCGCGCGACTCGACGCGCCGACTTCTTCGTTGCGGTTTGCGTATTTATTGCGCGCGGCGCCGCCGACGAGCTGCAGATAATCCACGATCACAAGCGCCAAACCCTCACGCCGTTTCAAAACGCGAGCTTTTGCCGCAATCTCGGCCACCGTCGTGGGATTGGCATCGTCGACCCAGATCGGCAACTGGCCCATCTCCGCAAGCTGATGCACGAGCGCGCGCCATTCGTCATCGCCCATCCCGCCGGCGCGAAGCTTGCGCAAGTCACGGCGCGTGACTGAAGCGATGAACCGCTGCAGAATTTCCTCACGACTCATTTCCAGCGAAAACAGCCCTACGCGGTAACCCGCGCGAGCGACGTTCTCGGCAATATTCAGAGCCAGCGCCGTTTTGCCGATCGACGGCCGCGCGGCCAGGATCACCACATTCCCGGGGTGCAGGCCGCACAGCACGCCATCGAGTTGCGGATAACCACTCGGCAATCCGGAAATCGAGCGAGGAGAAGTCAACAGATGCTCGAGCTGTGACAGCGAATTACTGATCAGATCGCGCAAGGGCACCAGGTCGCTGACCGCTTGACCTTCGCCGAGGTACAGAATCGACTGCTGGGCGCGTTCGAGGATCTCTTGCGCCGGATCTTCCGCGGCGCCGGCCTGCTGTTGAATGAACCCCGCCGCATGAATCAGCCCGCGCAGCAGCGCTTTTTCCCGGACGATCGCGGCATAGTGCTCGACATTCGAAATATGAGGCACGCCGTCCATCAATTGCGAAACATAGGCCGCCCCGCCGGCGTTCGCCAGGTCGCCGCTGCGCTGGAGGCGCTCGGTCACGCTGACCAGGTCAATCGGTTGCGCCTCCTGGTCGAGCGCGAGCATCTGCTCGTAAATTCGCCGGTGATGGTCGTGAAAAAAGTGGGAGGGATCGAGCCGCCGCGCTGCTTCGTCCAGCGCGGCATTGTCGAGCAGGATGGCACCGAGGATGGCGCGTTCCGCTTCGATATTTTGCGGCAGCGGTCGTTCGACGTCCGTGTGAGGCATACGCCTAGAACAACTCCCTTTGCTGAACGGTTTTCTGCTTTTGCGCCCTTGCTGGTTTACAACGCGCCGCGTGCGGCTCGAAACTTTTGCGGTCGAGCGCGATCGCGCGATCGCCGGCCGTGCGATACAGCAGCACCGGCTCGCCACAGCGCCGGCAGTTCACTTCCCGCACGAACAAGTAGCCCGCCCCTGCGAGCTTGGCGTGCGACGTCAGCTCCCAGGCCATGCGTACCCCAATGCGACCGCGGCCGCCTCAGCCAGGGCCAGCTTCATGTCCTGGTAGTGGGCGTCGCAGTCATAGCAGCGCGTCCGGCCGTCGCGATTCACAAGGCAGGAAGTCACGTGACCGCAAGCGGAGCATTCCAAAGGCGGCGAGACAATCGCCGCCGTGCAATCCGACGCATACACCATCGCGAGTTCCATCACGCCACCTCCTCGATTTCGTAACCGCGCTTTCTCAGGAATTCGACCAACAGCAGGCGAGTCGTTCGTTTCGGCTGGCAGATCCGCCGTTCGATATTCGAAATCGACGCCCGGCTCACCCCCACGGCGGAAGCCACGTCTTCGAGGGTGAGAAAGTGCCGCGCCCGGCAATCGATCAGCGCGTCGGGCAGTACTAGTACTCTGGTAGCTTCTACCATGAAGCCGGACGATATGGTATCAGTTTTAATTTGTCAAGATGTTCTTTTATGAGATACTCGTCCCTGTCATGATCACGGATGAAAAACGCACAAATACAGGGATTACGATCCAGCCGAGCCTACGGGACGAGGTAACGGATTACGCACGGCGGGAAGAACAGACGTTCTCGCGGTTCACCTGCATGGTGTTGCGGTGGGCTTTAGACGAGATGAAGAAGAACGGCATTACCTGCGCCGAGTTGAAGTCCTGGCATGTCGCGCCCCCGTCCGCCGCCGAGCGGAAGAAGCGGCGCCGCGCGGCCGAACCACCGTCGCGCTGAAGATCGTCGCTTCATTCTCCCGATCGGCCAGGATTTCCTTGGCCTGGCGAATCGCGGCGCGCGCGGATTCGGCTTCGATCAGGATGTCCCAACGGACCCGATACGTCTTCATGAAACCCCCTGTTGACACTTGGCGTCAGAATTAGTAACAAGCCAGCAGCATATCCGGGAGAGTAACCGTGAGCGACACCTTCCACTTGCCCGTAGACTTCGCGCTTCTGTGTTCCGAAACGTCGCTGCAAAATCTGGAGCTGGCGACGCTGAATCGCGCGTCGCTCTTACGAAAGGAATTATTGGCAGTGTTGGATGAACTCGCGCGATGCGAGGGCGAGGCGCTGTTTGCAAGGTGGATGCGGGATCATCGCGGCGAACTGCTCGCGCGCATCCTGGAGCAGACACGCGCCGACGAGCGTCAGCTGCGATTCTTCGAATCCCCGCAGAAATAAAGGCGAATTGCGATCGGATGTCACCCACCGTGACGCCCCCGTTCCGATCGTCCGATTAGCGATTATGTTAATACAAAATCATATAGCTTATCAGATGTTGCGGCGCGGTGCAAGTCCTAAAGTCCCTGCCTTTTTTGGATAAAAGTCGGGTCGATTCCTTGGGTTCTGCTCCGGCCGT